GCCTTAGGTCGGACGGTCTTGGTTTTACTAACTTTGACTCGTCGGTTTTGGAGCGATTCATCTGATTCTGATTGTTGAAAAGCTGCAAGGAGACGCTCTAACATAGTAGCGTCTACTTTCGGTTTCTTTTTCTTCTTCTTCTTGTGACCAAGGAGAGAAGTGATTCCGTCCCAAGCAACTCCAGCAACATCTGGAATAAGATCCATCCATCCACCTAAACCATGGTCAGCTAACGATGTTCGCTGCTGAGCAGATAAGGTAGGATGGGAATTGTTAAATCTCTTAGTAGTCAAGCCAGTGTACCACCATGGGAAAATGGTTGTATAAATAACTTGGGGAGCCTTACCGGTCCCAAGTCCTGCAGCTGCTGCAGGTACGAATGTAAAAGAGAATGGGATTTCTGGATTGTCAACATTAACAATACAGGCTATAGTGATATAAGTGTATGAAGTGCTGGCATTTCTAACTTCGCAAGTTTGGTCACCAATTTTTGGCCAGCCTTCTGCTAATTGAACCTCAGGTCCACCTGGTGACAAGGTAAAGGTACAAAGCATGTTGTCAATACACTTAGCAAGATCATCCCATTCTGCCCCGACAAAGGCACATTGGATTGCTAGATGAACAAGATACTTACCGGCTCTTGGAACTTTAATGGCATATTCCAAGTTTAAAGGATCCCAAACATATTCAACTTGTAAGGTTTGGTCGGATACAGTAACTGCTGGGGCTGAACCATAAGTTAGCCCAAACAGGCCGTTAAGTAATCCGTTTGTGATAGTGGCTTTTGAATGATATAGAGCATAGATGTTGTTAACAGGTTCAGGGGTACGAAGAGTAATATCATACTCTATGTAGATCTGACCATAAACGCCAGTAGCACTAGGCGAAAGTACAGCAACTCTAAGATTAGCTACATCATGTAGAATAGGGTCATATGGATGGTTCTGAATTCCATGGTCAGTGTATCTCTCTCTGACACACTTTTGAAGAGCTTCTCCCGAAACTCCTAAAATCAAGCCTGACCAAATGCTACCAACACAACTGTTCTTAAACTGACTAAACTGTTGTAAGGAATAAGCCTGGTTGTCATCAGCATCAAAATCCAAGGCAATTCCAATCTGACCTGACATGGTAGCAGGAACTCTGGGCACATAAACGATCTTTAAGTCGTGAAAGGTATAGGTCTCAAACAAATTAGCAATTTGGCTGAGCCAGGGAAAGGTTAAGGGGTTAGCTGGTTGTATACGATAATTAAAATTAAATTCGTCGACATCCTGAGTGCCCGAAACTTGAGCGATCATCTCTCGATGCTTAATCCTGACTGTGCCTGCATCTGACGTTTCAAAGTCAGGTGTAGCTGAGACTACTTCAGCTCTGAGTGCCATCGGAGCTGACTTGGCATTTTCCTTAATAGCAACAGGAATCCCGTTCTTCGATTCAACAGAAGCTGCTAATTTAGATTCTGGAATAACGGTGTCACGTTGTAACACATCCCAATCTTCCTGTGCGGGTCGAAGTCTTGAGCCGTTACCGGGCCAGCCAGAAGCATGGTCCTTAGACTGAGCAACTGACAAATCATCAGAAACAATATCATCAATGACAATAAGGTCATTACCCAGTTGATAATCATTGATTGGCTTAGAACTCCGAGCGTCTGAAATCTCATTAGATCTCTTCTTCGACAACAACTTTTGGTTGCGTCGAATGGTAGTCTTTACGTCTTCAAAGGTACCTTCAGTGGTTAAATTCATAGGTTTAGTAACACAAGTATTTCCCCATTAAGCTTGTTATTCTGTCCTGGGTAAGGCGGGTTGAGTCTAGCTTTATTTATTCTGGCAGCACTGTCCTCGGTAAAATTAAATAATTAACCAGTCGCATGACACATTGAAGCCTAAATCGATCTAATCAAAGCATCCCGTCATTGTTTGATTAGTCTAAAAGACTCCCTTAGACTATTGGTAACCTGTTACCTCGGCCAAAACTCTAAGTAGGTGGCCTTATAGATTTAGTGGGCTTTATGATCGTAAAAGAATGCCCTTAAAGCATCACTATTAGAATAACGATCAAATACGGAAGCCAACAAGGGGGTGGCAAAATCGGTCATTCTAGCTAACTCATCCTCGATTAGGATTTGAACTTTAGCTGGAATTCCAAAATGCCTTTCAAAATGAGATCTTGTCACATCCGTAATCATCACATCGTATTGAAGCGATCGACAGTAATGATGATAACCATCCCATTCAAAAATGGGCTTTGTACCCTGATAAGCCTTAATAATGGCTAAACAATATGGCACTATGATTGGGCAATTTCTATATTCATTGATATAAGATAAAGCTTTGGCCAATACGAGACCGTCTTGGATCTTCTTAGAGTTAGAGTGCATCCTTTGTGTGTGACACACTCTTAACTTAAGAATAACCTCAACTGGATCTCTCACAACTCCAGTACCATCAGGGGATATTATCATGTGACAAAATTTAGTATCAAAAAGACTCTGCACATACTCAGCCGTAAAGTCAAAACCCAATTTAGAATATATATCTAAGTTGAGCTTACCACTTAACGACATCAATCCATCATCGCCTTCACCAATAAAGTCTAACAATTGTACGCCAGACTTCTTAGCTACAAACGATGATAAGCAATAATTAATAATTAAATGTGTTAGAGCCGTAGTCATTTCTCCTGACATTCGTCTATTCTTAACTTTGGCTGTAAACGAATGGGATTTGAGGAACTTAAATCCTGAGAAGGTTCGGCACATTTCAATCCAAACCCATTTAAATTCAGGTAACAGCTTACAAAATAGATAACATTCAATATCTAAGATTGATGAGCTGTAAGATGATTCCATCTTACTAATATCCGTTTGTAAGAAGAGACCTGACTTTGGAAATCTCAGAATCCTCTCCATCCTCTCATGAGACGTTAAACCTTTGACAGAGTAAGGTTGTGAGTAGATAACCTCAGAGACCAGCTGAACTGCTTCCCAAAATAAGACGTTAAAGTCGTCCCCGTGCGGGAAGATAAGACGGATGCTTTTGCCTGCCTTGAAAAATAAATCCTTCTTTCCAAATACCAAATAAGCATAAACAAGGGAAAGTAGATTTAACCCTGTTTTATCAAATGCAGACTCTATCTGGTCCAACCGTCGCCTAATCAAATTGATCTTATTGATGAATTGTTTGTCCCAGCGCATTGTACTCTGATTAGCTGCTAGTTCATTTATATAGTCAAATGCGTAAATTTTAAATTCAGCCATTAGGGAATCATCAATAGATGGGGGATCCTTAAGGACCCTTTTAACTAATCCATAGACCATCGTCTGGGGATCCTTAGTGTCGAATATTATTGGACAAAACCCTTCGACAAGGGGTAACAAGGTTTTGAGCATGATGTGCCGCTCTCTAGGTTTATGTTTAATATGTACAAATTTACAATCTATTATAGGGTAGGTGCCGTCCCACTCACTTACTTGGCCATAGAAGTAGCCAGAGTAGAGCGGGACTTTACCTCCAAAAAAGGTCGAATTCGCTCAAAGGGAGTATTCAATTCTCTATTACGAATCCAATGACTATAGTAAATTAAGGAGCCATCAATCAACCTAGTTTTGTAATATTGGCTAAGGTTATATTTCAATAAATAATTGCTAATCTTATAATGAGCTGCAGATAATGTTGCCATCGTGTAATTGCCAGCTATTAAAAGATCTACTATATGAGGACTTGCAATCAGGTTTTGTTCTGAATATTGCGAAAACCAACTTGAGTCTAAATAATGTTTAAACCATCCTTGATCAGCAGAAATTGTAAAATTCTGAACCATCAATGCAACGATAACTAAACCATCTTCAAATATGGTGTTGTTGACAGTATCATCTTTAATGATTATTGGATCACCAACCATTGTAATGGTTATGTAATTATTT